TTTAGAATCTTTCTGATAAAAAACACTTGCCCTCTTTAAAAAATTAATTCCCTCAATAATACTACCACTACCTTTCTTACCTTCCCTTGCGCTAAAGCCACTACGCTTTAATTGTTCTATTGTCTGCTTTTGGTTGTGATCACAATATATAGGCTCACCCATGTAATGAGCATTCCTTAAAACCATTATTATGTCCTCATCAACCATCTTAGTTGAATAAGCTAATTCCTTTATATAAATACTTTCATTGGCGGTAACAATCTTTAAAATTGCCGTTGGATCCGGAAAGAACCCAAAATCTACAGAATAAAATACTGCCCCTTCGGGTAATTCAGAAACCTCTTCCCATCCCTTATAAATCCTACCTTTATTAGTACTTGCCCTTAAACCTAAACCAAACACCCGATAGGCTTCCGGATCAGTAATTCTAAGTTTCTGAATTTCATTCTTTTGTATGTCACTAAGAAAATTATTGTCTTTATATGTACTTACAAAAACTGCTGCATCTTCTGCCCTGTTATCCTCTAAATCATAAATCCAGTGTTCTGTCATGCTAGGATTATAGCAAAAATACATTTGGGTTGTTGTTCTGTAATTTATTTGTCTGAACTCTTCTTTACTTAATTCTTGACATTCTATGATATATGCTATGTCTCTCTTCATTGAACGCAATCGTTCGGGTTGATCTCCTGTAGCCAAAAACTTAAACGTATGCCCATTGAGGGTGTATTTCATATCAGTCTTGTTGTGAAATTCAGCCGAATAATACCCCCACGAATTTAATATCTCCATGAAGTCAGAATAACCCGAATCTTTTAAAGATGGGAGAAATTTCCTTATTATAGTAAAATTCAACGCTTCTTTTGGATTAGTATTTAAAGCCTTATAAATAAGATATTGCAAAATGGCATAAGTTTTACCGGAACGTGTTCCCCCATTATGAATTACAAACCTTTTATCAGAACTATCTAAGCATTGATAAAATTGTTTATTCGCCTTGATCTGCATCTACTATCTCTGCTTCTTCTATCTGAAAATTATCTGCCGGTATAATTTGGATTAACTCTTTCTTTTGTGTTACCTCCACTTGTCGCTTCTCAACCCATCCCGCTTGGGTTTTGAGAAAGAATATTTGGCTTAACGTATCATCCTTTTCAATTGCTTTACGAATTAAGCTATTAGCAACCTTCTCTTTAACTACTGCTCTGATAGCGTCAGCTTTTGCCCTAAACTCTTCGTCATTGTTATAATAATTCCTGTAAGTTGATATTGATACTCCGGATCTATCACATGAATGCTGAATTGCTCCATATTCATCTTGCATAGCCTCTAATATCTTATTCTTGTTTATTTGTGTAGTAACGGCAGCATTCGTGTTGCCCTTTCCCTTATAGTATGTTTCTTCCTTTGGCATAGCGCAAATATAGCTACTATTTGTTTCCTTTACACAAATACTAGCTTTCAACGCTTTCAAAATCAATTTGAAAGTAATGAAAGTAATATTATAAGGCTTACCTAAGGCTTACGCAAGGCTTACCTAAGGCTTACGCAAGGCTTACCTAAGGCTTATAGTAATAGTAACAGTAATAGCAATAGCAACAGTTCTAGTGAAAGCTATAACTACAATAAAAGCATAAGTTAACCCCCCCTCATAGTAATAGTTCTATTGATAGTAGTAATTATATTTTTATTTAGTATATTTGCATTGCTCACAATAAAATATTTCTTTACCATAAGACATTTAAAGAAAACTAGAAATGAGCTAACTAGTTCTTTAAAAACCTTAGTCGTTGGTAAAGAGGCTAGGGTTTTTTTTATGTTCTCTTTTTCCCACAATAAAAGAGGTTAACACTTTACCTACTTCATAGACTTAGGCGGTGGCTTTCTAAAAACATAATTCTTTTTGAAAACTAAGAAGATATATTTATTTTAAATAGTTAGTATGGGCTTTATGATTTGATACCGCTAACTAGCCACACTTAATTGATAACTCATTAACTCAGTTGTATTACGGTAATAGCTAACAGATCAATCCTCTTTAGGGGGTAGGGGGTTGATTTGTTTTTTATTACCATCCTTATTTCTAATCTTTTAATCTAGTTGTATTATAATATTTTAAGAAATATCCTTTCCTTTCAAAAGAAAAATGAAAGTAATGAAAGTAATATTTGGTTTTTATTATTTAGTTCTGTTTATTTGAATAAACAAACATAAAAACACCATGAAAAAGATAGAAAAACAATATGTATATGTAATTAGTAATTGTAATCATGATTGGTATAAAGTTGGAATATCAATAAATGATAAACAAAGATGTTTAAATATGCAAACGGGATGTCCTCATAGGGGATATAAAATAGAATTTAGTGTTTTTACAGAACACTTTAGAGAGGTAGAAAAAAGAATACACAAGCATTTTAATGCAAGTCACGAGTGGGTAGATGCAGATTTAGATAAAATAATAAAAAAAATCAAGCAATTTGTTAATCTAGAAGATGCTTTGATGAGAGAAAATAAGAAAAAACTGCCTCATCAACTAATTGTAAATAAAAAAGGAGAAAGAATTAACTACACTTATGAAGAATGGTGTAAGTTATCAAAAGAAAAAAAAGCATACCTTTTTAAACATCCTAAATTAAAACAAGAAATTATTGATTGGATGATAAAAGATGTAGATAGAGGTGACATAAAATATTTTCAATATTTTGGTTCTTTATTTAAAGAGCATAGATTTGCTAAAATAAGAGGTTTTTACGGGGTAGATTTTGTAAATAAAAAGTTTAAATACAATGAAAAAATATATAATTGAATCAGACACACCTTTATTTGATTTTACGCTAGAATATCCTAGAATCCATATAGATATGGAATACGCTGCTACATTGTCTAGATTTGCTCTATTATCATATTTAGACGAAGAATTTATGTTTTACCATGAGAGGATAGATAGATGAATCTAGAAACGCTAGAAATACTTAAAAAAGACATTATAAAGCAAATTCAATACGATAACGTAAAAATCATTCGTATGGAGCAAAAGCTAAAGGAAATTGAAGAAAAAATATTAAAACTCAAAAACCAATGAAAAAAATTATATGGCTCCTGTTAATAATCTTTGGATGCACACAAAAATTATGTCCCACATACACAAAACTAGATTATGATAAAGAAAGAATGGCTATTTATGGAAACTAAGCCTAAAAAAGAAGATATTATTTGGAGTTGCTCCGTTTGCGGATCCTTAAATGGAATAAATAACATCCAATGTGGAAAATGCCAAAAAATTAAAGAACCAACCGACACAACATACTAACATGAAAATTTTAACTCCAAAACAAAAAGCACTAGACATTATCCATAAAATTTGTAGGGTGAATATGGAATGCTCAAATCAACTAGCCATTGTGCTTGTTAACGAAATTATAAAAGAATCAGACAACACAAACTATTGGGAACGTGTAAAATCAGAAATAATTACCATAAACCAATAAGAAGACATGACAACCTATCTAACATCACTCACAATAGCCTTTTTTGCCTCAACGGTAATCTTAGCACTAATCAACTATAAACTCGTTAGAAACCTTAAAAGAGCGGAAGACGAGGCACAATATTGGGTTGAAGTTTGCATAAAGATTAACAAAGAAAACAAAAACAATTCCTCAGAAGAATATGAAGAATTTATATAATAGACTAACTGTCAATTAGTTAACTCCCACAGGCAATACATTCCGCATCCTCAACAGAGCAGACAACTCCCTTCTCGCTCATCTCCAATTTATGGATTTCATCTTTAATTTCCATATCAATCATCATATCACCCGTTAAAGAGTTTTCTAACTCACTTATCCTGTCTTTAATTAAATTATTATCCATCCTACAAAAATAAATCATCCCCTTCTTGAAGACAAACAAATTCTTTCAAAATACAAGAAAAAAATTTGGGATTTAGAGATTAAAAAGTCGATTTGGGAGAAAACTGTGTATGGTGGTACCTTACTACGAAAATAAAGAAATCGCCGTCGAAACCACCGTAATAGGGTAGGAGGGAGGTTTAACTTAACATAATGTATATTATATAACAATGGTTTGATTCTGTCCGGTGATAGATTAACTATTTATTGTCGTTCCTTTTGTCTTTATTTCTGTTGGTGCTTGTTACCTAATCACTACATTTACAATCAAACCTAACAAACCGTAAACAAACAAATCAAATCTAACACTATTTACATGGCTTCTAAGGCATTCAATTAATAATGTGGTGTAATCATACCAATGAATATTTAAATGTCTTAAATAAGACATATTTAATAGAGGGGGGTATATATCATTAATTAACGGGCATAAAAAAAGACTATCATAAATTGATAGCCTTAATTGTTGGGTAGTATGGTTTATTTAAATAATAATTTTATCATTAATATTTAATCCGTTTACTATTCTTATTATTATTTCATTCGATTGATCAAGATGATTAATTGCCCAATGTTTGCAATCATCTAAGCTTTCAAACTCTTTAATAAATAAATAACCATGATTGTAAATCATGTACTTTGATTTGTTTTCTGTTTGTTTCATGTGTTTA